CTGTGAAGGGCGCACGGTGCTTTGGTACAACACCTCTCTCAGTACAGTACTGGGAGACTCCTACTATCAGATGGAACCGTCATGGCTGTTCGTAAACGTCGAGTCCCCTTTACGGGGCCTCATCCTTGGGAAGTGTGGAACAATGTAAATTGGCCCACCGACCCAAGCCCAGGGATTATCTCCACTGGGGTTAATGAACCGAGTCAGTACTTAGAAACTACTGACTCACGTGGACACGCCTGGCCTTCAGCCGGGCGTGGAGTAAGGGATTTAGGTGGTAATTTTACCACAACAAAGATAGTAAGTATGACTTCGGACACTAGCCAACCAGTTAGATCGGTTAGAGCCTCTGGTCAGAAGTACATCGGAGAACAATATCCGGTGACTCCACTATCTGCGATGAATGCAGCGATTGCTTCTGTGACGCCTAGCTCGGATACTCTCCTAGCTTCTAAAGGTACCACAGCTATCGCTCGCTGTATTCCTACAAACCCTGTTGCGGACGCAGGAACTTTTATTGGTGAGCTCAAAGAGGGCATGCCCAAAATGATTGGTAAAGAACTATTCAAGACCAGATTGAAGGACTACCGTAAGGTAGGATCCGAATATCTGAATGTCCAGTTTGGTATTTTACCTATGCTTTCCGATTTGCAGAAGTTCGCAAAGGCTGCTATGGAATCTGAGAAGATTCTAAAACAGCTTGAGCGAGATTCTGGTAAGAACCTACGCCGCAAATTCACGTTTCCTGACGAGGTATCCACGGTTCGCAGTACGTTTAATAACCGTGCAGCCGATTGTAATGGGCTGTCCGTTTATCCGTATTGCTTCGTGAATCCTGGGGGGGGCACGCTTACCACTGTAACAAATACAGTGACCAAAACGTGGTTCTCTGGGTGCTTTACGTATTACTTAACACTAGGCGATTCGTCTACTGAGAAGTTTTTACGTGGCGCCCAAGAGATGAGAAAACTGTACGGTACCGAATTTTCGGTTGAAACCGCCTGGAATCTCATTCCCTGGAGTTGGCTCGTTGATTGGGACGGTAATGTTGGGGATGTTCTCCACAACGTTAATCGTTTCCAGAACGACGGGCTGGTAATGCGGTATGGCTATATTATGCAGGAGAAAACCTGTAAAATAGACTATACCCTTTCTTCGCAGGGTTCCTTGAAAGAGGAAACACACTCTGCGGGAAAAGAGTTACGACTAACCGTTGTTGCAAAAAGCAAGGTTCGTCGTACTGCAACCCCATTTGGTTTTGGTTTTGACATGAAAGCCCTGACCGGGCGTCAGTCTGCCATTCTTGGGGCCTTGGGTGTTTCCCGAGGTCCAAATCGTCTTTAAAAGACGGTGGCGACTTCATTAATCTTACAAGATTGATGTAGTTGTGTCATTAGCACGTATTATCTACGTGTGACCTATTCAACCGAAAAGAGTAATGTCATGTCTTTCGCTGATCCCCAGTCCGTAACGATCAATGCTGTCGCGATTTCAATGCCACGCACAAGTTCAGGCGTCAATTCAGGCGTCTTTACTTCTGCTGATGGCTTGACGCGACTGTCCGTCTCGCATGCCTATGGCAAGCGAACTCGACGTACAATTCGCATTGATTCGTCGAAGATTTCCGCTGATCCGTTGCTTCCTGCCCAGAACATCAGGCTTTCTTCCAGTATTTATCTGGTTGCTGATGCTCCTGTTGCAGGTTTCACGAACACGGAACTTAAGCAGATTGCAGACGGCTTTCTAGCCGCCCTCACTGCCTCTTCGGGTGCTAAGATTACTCAACTCCTTGGAGGAGAGAACTAGCACTAAGGACTCATCTGCGTAACATGGCTATGGAAGATCGAACCCCGTTAGGAGTCGTCTTGAAAAGCCTTATGTTACTCTGGCAGGACGTAGCTAATGAACTGGCTACGTGGTGTTGCACCAGCACCACTCGAGATTTTAAAACTGTCTCGAGTCGAGTCGAACATGAAGGTATATCGTTTTTAACGATTACCCTACCTACCTTTTGTACAGACTTCCAAAAAAGTTTGGCACAGGGTAGAGTAGATCACGACCAGTTTAAAGGCTTTGCCTTTACTGGCGGTCTCCCCCGATTCCTCGGAGGTTTCCTTGATCTTGTGTTCGACCGTGGAACTGGTCTTCTTGTTGATGATCCTTCAGTAGATGCGATCTATTCGATACGCCAGCTTACGCTGATGTTCGGAAAGATCCTTCTTCCTTGTACAAAGGAAAGAGAGGATGCCTCTATTGAAGCATTCATCAATTGTGAGCAGTCAGTTAAAGAAACGGACGCTGCGAGGGGATCTCATGAAAATGAGGAATTCCATCGCATCTCTCGTTTGCTCTGGGCTGATTTATTTGCAACGGTGGATTCCACCATTGCGAATTTCAAAATTGTCCCAAAGCACGGTCCCGGTTCCACCGCTGATAGACTTAAGGGTAACCAAAAGTATAATCAGACCGAGTGGACCGATAGGCTCGAAAAAGTGTTTCCCGCGGGTCAGTTTTTACTGCCGCATTGGAAGCACTTCGCTGAGCTTGATCGTGTTAACTGGCTCGAACCCGGACAAGAGCGGCCCGTCAAGGTCACTCTAGTTCCTAAAACACTCAAAACACCTCGTATTATTGCTATCGAGCCCACCGCTATGCAGTATGCACAGCAGGGGGTACTTGAAGCTATTGAGGAAGCTTGCTTGACAAATGACAATGCCAAGCACTTCGTCAGATGGCGTGACCAAACTCCTAATCAGGAGATGGCTCGACTTGGTTCCCTTTATGGGGACCTTGCAACACTAGATCTTAGTGAAGCATCTGATCGTGTTTCGAATCAGCTTGTACGCAAGATGTTCACAAATCATCCGCATCTTCAAGAAGCGGTTGACGCGTGTAGATCTCGCAGAGCTGCTGTACCTTGGCGTGGCGGAAAGAAAATCATCCGTTTGTCAAAGTTCGTGTCTATGGGTTCAGCTCTATGTTTCCCTATTGAGTCATTTGTCTTTATGACGGTGATTTTTATGGGGATCCAGGATGAGCTAAGAAGACCCCTGACTCAAAACGATGTTAATTCGTTAAGAGGCCAGGTGCGTACGTACGGTGACGATATTATCGTTCCCGTCCGTTATGTGCGTTCTGTCGTTAGCAAGCTCGAAACTTTCGGGTTCCGAGTTAATGCTAACAAGTCTTTCTGGACTGGTTATTTCAGAGAGTCTTGTGGAAGGGATTATTATAAGGGCGAAGACGTAACAGTCGTTCGCGTCCGAAGAATGTTCCCAACACGACGGAGTGACGCTCCTGAGCTTGTCTCCACTGTATCGCTCCGTAATCAACTTTATAAAAGAGGATTATGGAAAACAGTGAGGACACTTGATCAACTGGTTGAGCGGTTTATACCGTTTCCTGCAGTTGGCTGGGAGGCTCAGGCTTTAGGTAAACACACGTTTACAGGTTATGAAACCCAACGTATGTGTCCTGATCTACAGAGGCCCCTTGTTAAGGCCGCCGTAGCAGTCAATAAAATCCCGATTGATAATCTGGATGGTATTGGTGCCTTGCTTAAGTTTTTCCTTAAACGCGGCGAAGAGCCATTCGCTGACAGGAATCATTTAGAGCGTTATGGACGCCCTGAGTCCGTCGACATCAAGCTCAGGTGGGCGCATTCGTTTTAGCGAATGCGTGCGGGCAACCAAACCCGTATGAGGAG